GGATAGCAGAGACCTCGTAACCGTGTAAGAATAACCGCTTTGCTAGCTCCCCCGCCGGAAGATAAGAAGAGGTATGGACTACCGACTTAGCCAGGTTGATGGAAACGCCAAGCTTGGCAATGATAGATTGGTAGGCCTTTGCGACTCTGGTATCAAATATGGAAATGTCGTCGCCAATGATGACATAACCCGAGAAACGGCCCTTGTGACCGGCCTCCTTCGCTGCAAGTTGAACAACTACATGGTGAGACAAAGCCAACATAGGGAAGGACGACTTCGCTCCCATGGGCTGACCCACAGTATACCGTAGTCCTTTCCCGAACTCAGGGTAATAGTCACGCTCGACTAAGATCCGCTTCCAATTGAGTGCAGGATTCGTATTCCCGAATAGGGTAGCCATAATCGACTCCTGGAAGATAACTGGTAGCCTATCAGTGGCTGCAGATAGGTCAAAAGAATAGATAGTAGCGCTTGTGTCTCTGGATCTAGCTTTGACGATCTCAGCAACAGCTGTCTGGTTGAAAGTACCATCCGCTTGCAGTCCCCGTAGGAAGTAGTTAACCGTTTGGTGAATTGGGTCTAGTAAAGTTTGGGTCCAATAATCCACTATTGCGACAACTCGCATCTTACCACCCCATTCCTCGATGGTGTGTAAACGGCCTAGTTTGTAGTCATCCTCTCTGGGTGACACATAGTCTGGTAGATCGACACAAGAAAGCATGTCATTCACTAGAGAGCCCATTTTCATGTGCTCAGCTAGGGCTGTAAAGGCCTTCATGACTACTGGGTTCATAAACATTGCAATCGCATCCGCCCGGGCCGAGAATATAGCTTTACCGTTCGGACCACCTTTGGTTGAGATCTTATAGACCCAATCCGAAGTCTGGTCTCTTAGAACGCGTTGGAACTCAGATGGTGTTATACCAAGATTGGCTAAGGCACTTAGGATTCCGCCCTCCAACTGCTTATCAGTCTTATAAGTGGCCGGATTCGTAATAGTCGTATACGCAGGTTCAGTAACCAATCTAAAGACCCTGTGTATAGACAAGAATGCATGTATCAGCTGGATAAGATGTATAGCCTTCGAAACAGGGGCTGCACTGAAGTACGCGTCGTACAATGCGATCGCATCACGGGTATAGGAAGTGTAACCACCCTCGTCCAAGGGGGCGATGCGTGCCCCAGCCGGCTTAGCCGAGGAAGGGGCTCGCACATACTCGATGAACTCAGAAGCTGCCCGCTTTAAGTCGGAGATAAGCAAAGCAGGATCTTGGGTTAACTCTTTC